CCCCGACACCGTTCTTACCATCTCTCCCCCAGTAACCATAGAGGACAGCGATAGCGAAATAAACAGGATAGACCTTTATACCGATGAAAGACGGTTTTTCGATCTATACCCTGCCGATGACCATAACGAAACCTCGGAGGAAGAGGAACCGACCGGGATGTTGGTTTATGGCCGGGATATTTATGTGCGCCCCAAGCCCGACGCTTCCTATACGTTGAAATACGCAAGCACTTCTCAATATCCCACAGCCTTGTCTGATGACGATGACACTTTAGAAGATCCTCTTTGGGCGCAGGCGGTCGCGTACGGAACGGCAATTGAGATTTTACAGGAAGGCGGGGAGGATGAAGAAGCTGACAGGCTGAAAGATTTATATGATTATTACATCGGGTTAATTGCAGCAAAACGAGTTAAACAATTCCCGACAGGGAAGAGAGCATTGCCGAGGATTTAAATGATAGGACACAATTTCACACCGGAAGAAATTATAGAGCGGGTTAAAAAGTTTTGGGATTTATCAGGGGTGTTCCCGTTACCTCTTAAACCAGTGCCCTGCCCTGTATGTAAAAGCGAGGAAACCATAATTAAACAATGCCGGTTTTTTGAAAGATTGCCAAAAAATAAAAACAACTACCGGTGTGATATTTTGTTTAAATGTACTGTTTGTTCTTGTGTGTGGCAGCATGGTGTTAAGGTCCCTTCAGAGATGGCGAAACCAAAAATGAAGGATGCAACTCGGACAATTCAGTTTAAATCAACGCCTGAATATTCGTGGCGGGAGATGCTTAAAATGATAGGGAAGGAGGCATAGCATGGCGCATACCCAAACATGGAACGCTTCTTATGAGACAGTTCCCGCCGATGGGGATAGTATGTCGGAGGGCGCTCAAAGAATACGTAACCTAAAACGAGATATTCGGGAACGAATCGCCACAGATCATTACATGGATGTTGCTGGTACGGATGCTGATCACGGAGAGCACTCGAAAGTAACCTTTCAATCTCCTTTAGGGGCCGATCCAGCGCCCGGAACGAACAAAGGCGCCCTCTATACGAAAGACGTTTCTTCTAAGGCTGAACTGCATTTTGAGGACGAAGATGCTAATGTTATTCAGATCACATCTTCCGGGAGTTTAAGCTATTTACCGGCTGGGGTAATGTTCCCCTATGGTGGCAGTTCTGCACCTACAGGGTACTTGTTATGCGATGGTTCTGCGGTAAGCAGAACAACTTATGCTACCCTGTTTGCAGCTATAAGCACAACATACGGTGTCGGTAATGGATCAACCACCTTTAACGTGCCTGATTTACAAGGTAACTACCCTAGAGGCAAAGATGCGGATTCGTTAGGAGATACAGGAGGGGCTGCAAGTGTTGATGTGTCCCATTCACACACAGTTGATAGTCATGCGCATACAGGACCTAGCCATACACATAACACAACATTACCAGAAGGGGGATGGACCGATGGAGGATTAGCGGGGTCAGATGAGCGAAATATGGCCGTGGGGACTTTTTTAAGTGTTGCAGCAAGAATACTCGTGTCTGCCGCAGGTGGTACTGGCAACACGGGCGCAGCTACTCCAGGAACGGACTCGCAAGGATCAGCAGCACAAAGCGTGTTAGACCCTTATGTTGTTGTAAATTATATTATAAAAACATGAGCAGTTACCAGCCATTTTTAATATCAAATTTCAGACAAGGCCTTTTGCTTGGGCTTGAACCATGGCTGCTACCACAAGACGCGTTTGCTAAACTAAAAAACGCATACCTTGAAGATGGAGCCATTGTTAAGCGTAAAGGGTATGAGGACTTTGATCGGTTTGTTTACGCTGTAGCCGGTGAAGTTTTAGACACAGGAGATGGTAGCACAAAAACCTTTACAGGAACCGTCTCTAATGTGCCGCTTCGGGCTGGCGATTTGTCAGTAACAGACGGTACGGAGTCATTTACGGATAATAGCGATGGCACTTTAACCGGCGATGCCGGGGGGACAGGCACTATAAATTATACAACTGGTGCTGTCAGTGTTACGTTTAATGCCAATGTTACTAATCTCCAAGATATAACAATGGGGTATGATTATTATCCTGGGAACGCGATAACTGGTATTTTCACATACATTAAGTCCGATGGTACAAAACAATTACTTGCTTCGGACACGAAACGTGTGTGTAATTATGCCAGTAGTAAATTGGAAGACTTACCCGATGCCGATGTCTGGACAGGCACACAAGCTAATCTTGTAAGCGCTGCCCAATATCTTGATATTATGTATTTCGCCAACGGCAAAGACCAAATGAGGCAATATAACGGCACTGCTTTAACGGCTTTCAATGTAGATATTGATGGTGGTGGCGCTGCGAACGATCTTGATTATGCTAAGTTTGTGATGGTGGCGAAAGAACGGGTGATTGTTTTCTATACATCTGAAAGCGGCACGGTTTACCCCCAACGAGTAAGGTGGTGTACCAGTGGATCTCCAACCGACTGGACAAACGATGAATACATAGACTGCCCTACCGGTGAATGGATAAGGGCGGTTGCTTACATCGGGGATGATATTGGAGTGTGGTTTGATGATAGTTTTTGGATGTTTAAGTACACAGGTAATGCAGCAATCCCTTTTAATTTTGAACGTATCGACTCCCAAGAAGGGGCCGTTGCGGGGTTTTCGCCAGTAGTCCAAAAGAATAAAGCATTTGCCTTATCAAAAACGAGACTGACACTAACAGACGGGTTTGATCTGCAAGCAGTTGATCATAAAATACCAAAGTTTGTTTTATCATTTGATCAAGATAACGCTGATCTTTGTTATGGAATTAACCTTAAAGAGCTTGATCAAATATGGTTACTGTATCCGTATATCGGTTCAAGTTCTCCAGATCGGGTTTTAGTTTTAAACTATCAAGATAAGGCGTTTGCCGATTTCAGGTTGTCTATGACTTGTCTTGGATTTTATGACCGGGAAAGCTCTGTCACATGGACTAACGCAGTTGGTACGTGGGGCGCTCAAGCTGGTGTTTGGATCGAAGGTTCTGAACAGGCCGGATACCCGGAACTTTTAGGAGGGTCTTCAGACGGGTATTTATACCGATTAAATTCAGGTTCCGATGATGACGGGTCTGCTATTGAAATGGAAGTAGAGACAGGCAGGTGGAATCCGTATGCTAAAAAAGGGTTTAAGGCAAGATTGGGATTCATTGATTTTTTGATTGAGAGTGACGAAGTTTCTGGTCTGAGCATTGATTTCTATCTTGATTTTAACCAAATCGCATACGAAACACAAACATTGGATTTTGATCAAGATGCAGAAAAAGTGTGGATCAGGGTATTTTCAGGTGCAATAGGGGCCAGTCATAAAATAAGATTATACAAAAACACGACCGGAGAAACACCTAAAATCCATGCAGTAATGCCTTGGTTTAAAAAAGCTGGAAGGTTGCATAATGGTTAGTCGAGAATTTAGAAAAATAGCCTTGCCGTTTGATGAGGATGCCATTTTGGAGGGCGGGGAGCCATTTGCAGACTATTTTAAGCGCTTTCTGGTGCAGGTGAAAAAAGAATTAGAGGCACTGGAAAGAGTTTTAAATGCGTTTAATTTATCAGAAGGTAGCACAAAGATAGAATCGACAACGATAGAAGTAACGACAATAGAAACTACAACGATAGAAGTCGCCGGGTTAACCGCTGCCAGATTAATGCAGTCGGACGCTTCGAGCACGGTCATCAGTGTTGCCGATCTTACTTCATGGATAGCCGAGACATCGAACCAAGTACTTGTTGCGGATGATGGCGATGGAACTGTTACTTTATCATTGCCTCAAGATATCGACACTAATGCTGTACTTGAGGTTGATGGTGTTCAGACAAAAGTTACTGCAATTAATAGCGGTTATACACTAACTAAGAATGACACTTTTGTCTTAGCAACAGCATCAAGTGAAGGGACATTTTATCCTGCAACTGGTACGGATGATGGGTCGTATTTCGACATTGCTTTTGATAATTATAGTCAGTCTGCTTAT